TTCGCTAGTCCCGTTGCAGCTCTAACGTAATAAACTTGATTAGTTTTTTGTAGAATTTCTAAAGCCGCATAAATACCTTGTCCACCAGTAACGAGGTCAGGAGTACCAAACTCCCGAAGTACTTGTGCAGGGCTAGTTAGTAGGGTTGGAGTATCGATAGGACCGCGAGAAGCGAATCCTACCAAACCAACGATAGATGGATTGACAGAAGGAGCGTAATCAGATACGTCCTTTTCAATCGTGTATACACCTGGGGAAACGAAATTAGCCATATTTTACCTTAAATTATGTTGAGGAGATGTCTTTTCTGGAGTTCCAGACAAAGGTCTGTGATAGATTTTTCCGGAACAGAAATCTTTTGTCCAGCGCCCAAGCAGATATGCTCAAACAGCTTACCAGACTTTAAAACTATTTCTAGATCCTGCCCTGCGATATTTACAATTGTACGATTTTTCATAAACTTCTTCCTCCCTATTATTTAGTTAATTCGAGTCCAAAAAAAGTCGTATTTTAAAAATTAAGTAGACGAAGGGGGATACACTATAGCAATCTGCTGTCCAGAAGTAGAGAGTATCGATTCAGAAGGGGTACCTGTTCCGGAGAATGCAATGTTCGTCTTTAATGCAAGATCGTACCTCATCTCCCGTATAGCTCCATTACTCTGGATCATATACTTCCTCGTAGGCATCCATGTTTCAACTTCAAAGGTAACGCTTTTCCTGATAATTCTATCTTCCCTGTCCGGAGGGGTTAGTGTAGAGTTGTCCGATATTGTGGTAATAAACGCAGGGGCATTTGTGATAAAATCGGTTTCTACCCGAAGTTGGGGACGAAACTTACCCATAACATATTCAATAAGTTGGTTCATGTCTTCCACATACCTCGTCCATAAATTTAATTGGTAGGACACCTTGATAGCCTTGGGGGACATCGCGGCTACCCGGGTATAGCGCCTTCTTTTCTTGTCACGAATGGTCCAAAATTCAATATCAGTATTAGGCTTTCTTCTTTCAAGGTCCTCTACCGTGTCCGAGATTGCTAAGGTCATTTGTGGTAAAGTAAGGTTACGAGTCTTGAAGAGCATTGCGATAGCTCTTTCGTAATTAGCGTAAGAACAGTTAACACTTTGGATTTGGTTATCGGCACCTAAGACTTGGGCGTCAGAAAAAAGATTTAAAAGTTCCCTAGAGGTCTTTCTATAAAACTCCAAGCTTCTAAAATTTTTATTTTCCCTTTCAAAGATTTGACGCTTTATATCAAAAACATTAGAGAGACGTTTACCATTGTAAAGCGTTTCTCTGGTTCCATCCACCATGGGAGGATACCTGTCATACGGGGGTCCAGATACTTCGACCATTAGTAAGTAGTGAATACGGCTGGCTCTTCAATTTCTTGAAGCAATTGGTTTTCAAGGAGTTCCATCTCTCTTTGGGATTCTTCGATAAGCGCAGGACCATTTAGTTGTGCGCCGCCTTGGGGGGAGGGGAGAGTGGCATACTTACCACGAATCTCTCCAAGGATTCCTTTGCAGATGGCTAATGCATACTTTTGCATCCAATTAATAAAGTAATGGTGTAAGGTATCTGAGTTAAGACACTTATACTCAATTACAACAGTTTCGGAATCATCCGCTACGGGAGTTGGGTATACCATAAGGTATTTGTTGTTAACGATTTGAAAAGATCCTTCGCGCCCTAAAATCTTTCTAATTGATTTAAGATGCATCTTCATAAGGAGAAAATCGCTAACGGCGAAATCCTGGAACAGGAAGTTATCTTGAAAATACTTAATGAAGAAATCCATCTCCAGGGATTGCCCCGCTAGTGGGACACTGAGCAGAGATTTCTTATACGCCGAATATCTAAAGTTGTTTACAATAAATGACGGTAGCTCATACATGTTAGCGGCGGCTACAGTATTAAAAGCACACAGTTGGGTACACCAATCAGGCGCATGGTAGTCCAGTTTGCTTATGGACTCATCAATAGCGGTGAGGATTTGAAAATCATCGAGCTCAACCCTAACCACCGGGTGTCCTAACCGCGACTTAACCCAATCTTTAATAATCATATAGAAGCGGTTAAACTCTACATTCTCAGAAAAGTACCTTCTATTTAGAGAATCGTAAGGAATATCCCCCGAAGGAGCGGTAACATTAGATACATTTGACCCTGCACCATGGCGGTCTACCACAAAGGGTCCCCATTGAAAATTCGGTTTTACTGGTCCACGTGCCATACTACTATTATATATGGAAGAAGCCCAGCCAAAATAGCTGGGCTTCTTTTATTACTATACTAAGAAGTCTTAGTAAGCACCATATCCGAGGTTCGAGAAGTTCGAAGCCTTCTGGAACGGAGTGGTTAGGTATCGGCTATCAGCACCGACAATACGGATAATCCGGTAGAACCTAGAAGAAGGGTTAATTTGAGCAGTCGCATAGCGAGTAATCAAACCCTTTCTTGGTTGGAACGTTTGTGGGTCCGTGATAGTTGGAAGCATTTGGAGCGGAATGTACGGAGCGTACACAAAGCCAGCATCCATCGGTGAAGCACCCTTATAACCAAGGAGAATTTCGTCTTCAGGATAAAGCGGGTCAACATACACATCGTAAGAACCCATCCATTTACCTTTGTACTCAATAGTAGCCCCAAGGGTACCTGCTTCACCAGGAGAAATACCACCTTCAAGTTTAGCCGCAGACTGAAGCATCGCAGCCACGAAAGGTGAACATACGATGTAGTTTGCAGAAGAACGAAGAGTAGTTCTGTAGATGTCTTGTGAAGCGAAGTTAACTACAGCAACCAAGTTACTGTATACCTCACCTACGTGACGAGGAGCAAGTCCAAGTGCCGTAGTACCGAAGTCAACATAAAACACGTTAGAGCCCTTTGAAGCCGCAGTTGGCATACCCAGTGCGTCTTGTGCGCTACCTAAACCATACTGGTTTTGCGTCCAAGTATCGTTAGCGTTACTACCTTGTGGTTGGTCATATTCAAAGCTACCTTGAGCACCCTCAGTGACACCGTCACCAGTTCCTCCAGCGCCTTGACCTAGTTGAGAGTTGCCAAAGTTGTTAGAGTTCCCGCCATTGGTGTAGCCCCACCAGTCCTCGTTTGTACCATTGTTCAAAGAACCCGGCTGATAGCCATAAGCTAACGTACGGATAGATTCAACGATTTCACGGTCGATTTCCAAAGCAACTTCCTTAGAAAGAAGCTCAGTCAATTCACGTTCGAGGTCGAGGTTGTGATAAGCACGAAGGTCTTGTGAAGCTTCCAACGTCCAAAGGGCGCGGAACTTACGAGTACGTGCAGTCACAGACTGTTGTTCAATAGTGAAGTTGACTTCAGGAATACCTGAACCAGCAAGACGTTCACCAGCAGACACGAAGTACTGCGGACCAGCAATCCCTGAGTTAGGGAAGTTCGCAATACGAGCACCAGCAGTCATTGCAGATACAGCGTTCACGCCCTGTGCTGCAGCAGCAGCCAAACTGTGAGTCCTAGCCTGACCATCTACAGTAGCAGACAAACCAGACAATGAAGCCCAGCTTGAAGCGCTGTAACGTGCGGCTTGGTCATCCAAAGAGCCAAGGTTGCTCTGGGCTTTGCCCATCCGACCTGCGTATACCATGCGGTACTTAGAGTAGACTACTTCAGAGTTAGTGGTACCCCCAGAGTCACGACCAATACGGTTGTAACCTAGATAGAAAATCTGAGACACAGGACCCTGCATGGGCTGTACACCACAGATTTTGTTGGCGATAAGTTCCGGGAAAACCCGGCGAACAAGAGGAAATGCGAACTTTTGGAAAGTGCCGAGGTTACCTACAGTTGTAGCTTCTTCAAGAGTACCAGACTCGCGAGCGTTCTCGGTAAGAATACTCTTGGCTTGGTTCTCCAAAAGAACGGCTGTCATCTGACGGGTTGAGTCATCGGTGATTCCTTCCAGGATTGGCTCCCACTTCTCACATAAAGAATTATTCGTTTCAGAATTTAACATAATTTTTATTTTTTAGCCTTTAAGGGCTTCCTGCTTTGACAGGTTTATTACGTCTTCGGTGAGGAAGATATTGTTAGCCGCTTCCGGGGAAGGACGGCTCGAATCGGTTTCGTTAGTAATTACAACGGCGGACTCAGAAGATTTAAACGGAAGTTTAGCACTTTCAGTCAACTGTTTGTTTGCTTCGTTCAAACTCTCTACTTTACCATAAAGTATAGTGTTTTCATGAAGAGAGTTAGAAAGCTTTTGATTTACAGCAGCTATACTCTCTTGGAGTTCCCCCAGCTCTTGAGCTTGTTGGGCAATTTTAGAATCAACATCGGAAGTTTCGACTTCAGCGGCGACCATAGCACGAATACTTTCAAAGATTCTGTAACCACGGAGAATTTCGTCATCGGACTCAACTTCTTTCTTTGCTACTTCTTTGAGGTCTGCAATCTTAGTACGAAGGAAACCACTTACTTTGGCCTCCATTAACTTAACTTCCGCACTGACTCGTTCTTCAACAGCCTCATTAACCATCTTCAAAACCTCTTGAAGACCGGCTTCGGATAAGCTATCGGGGAGTAGTTTGGCAATATGTGTTAATTTATCATTCATAGAAATTCTCCTACTGTTTATATCTACTGGGTTTAGAGAAAAAAATCATTAATTTTCATTCAAAAGTCGGCGTAAAGCGGTTAGATAAACACGTTCTTCTTGTAGTTTATCTTGGTAACTGGGGGAAACATCTCTCCTCTCCATTAACTGCTTATGTTCAACGAGCGATGGGAATGCATTTTGGCATGATGGATCAGCCACCATATCCCAAGTAATCATGCGTAGATTATCTTGAACCATGTAAGCATCCTCCTTCATATCATGCTCAACGCTACCAGTAGCGCGGGAAGAAATACCAATACGAACACCAGCTTTAGCTAGTTCTTGTAGGATTCTTCCAGAAGGGGTGTCCAGAAATTCAGCCTCACCCATTAAGGTATTTCCGTCCATGCGTAAATCCGTGATAATATGAGACACATTTGAAAGATGCACAACCTCATCGTTAGGATGGTCTAATTCTCCACACAACCTACGTTCACCAATAAGTGGCTCCAACTTCTTAACTTCTCTCTCTAATAGTTTCCTCTCATAGATTCGACCATTACCGTTCTTCTTCTCAGCTTCGCTGAAGATACCACGAACCTTCATGGTTTTACCTCTCTTACCTTCGCTTAGAATCTGTAGGGGTTGGAAATCGTTGAAGTCTCTTAGTAACATTAGGCTTTTAAATAGGACAAGAAGTCACTTTGTGTGGCTTTGGTTTTCACTTTTTTCTTAGTGCGTTTTTTGGGTGCGGTTTTCGTGTCTCCAGGAAGTTTGATTTGCTTAGGGTCTCCTTTAACCCCTCCTGCCATATTTACCCCAATACAGCCGACGCTCGTCATCTCTTGAATTTTTTCAATTATTCTTTTGGCTTCAGATAAAGTCTCCAATTCTTGGGGTGTTAACTCTAAAGAGGTAGTGGGGGCAACTTCTGGTTCGACAGGTGTTACCGTTTCCTCAATAACTTTCTCTTGAGCGGGGACTCCAGCCATGTTCATTAACTGGGCGCGTTGGGAATCATTCATCTCTAACAATGTATCACTAGGGTCCATGGCTGGCATATGGGCTTGGTGACCTACAGAGGGATCCATAGGATTCTTGCTGGGATCTGTTAAAGCCCCGCTAAGAATCTCATCAGCCATCTGTGCGTAAGATTTACTCATTATATATTGCCATGTGCTTTAGCTGCTGCGTTTGCGGCTGCGGCGGGCGCGGCTTTGGGCTTCGTGACGGGATTAGTCTGGTCTAGTTGTTGAGCCTTCTGGCGGCGCTGTAAATGTGCAGCTCTCTCTTTACCCTTCGGAGAAGAGGTGTTCAGGTTGCCAACTTGGCGCTGAACGCGCTCTGCGGAGGATTCTTCCTCCTTAACTACTTTTTTTTTTACATTGCCGTTTCCATTGCCGTTGCCGTTGCCGTTACCAAAATCTTTGCCAGAATGGGTTTGAGACTTGTCGCCTTTCTTGCCGCCAAACGCACGGGGGTCACCATTATCATCGTCATCTCCGTTTCCATTGCCGTTGCCATTACCGTTGCCATTCTTCTCAAAATCTTTGCCAGAGTGGGTTTTGGAATTATCGCCTTTGCGAGCTCCAGTAGTGAAATCAGGCTTGTCCTTAGGCTTATCCTTGGACTTATCACCCTTCTTCTTACCTTCGTCAAGCTTAATAAAGATTTCGTCGCCAAAATCATAAATATCGCCAAGAGTGAAAGGAGCTGCGTCAAAACGAACTTCGTTGATAAAAAGTTCAGCATGGCTTTCGTCTAAACCCATGCGAGTCTCGTTATCGAGCTCAATAGCTTTTAGAAACAAGTCACCTTCGATTTCAAATACCTCATCGTCAAGGGCAAAGACCGCGCCATCCCATTCATATAGGGTAGGCATATCGGAGGTATCTTCGACCTCGGTCTCAGACGCAACAGATTCAGTGATCTGTTGTGATGCTTCTTTCTTATTGGGAGCAACGCCCAAACTTTCCAAGACCATGTTTCGTAGGTCATCAGTAAGAGTGGCTTGACCACAAGAGTTTTCTTCGTTTATGATATATTTCATATTATTATGAGGATTTTCCTCTAATTGTATCTAGAGTAGTTTAAAAAAATCTACTCTTTTTTTGGTAAGCATTTTTGCTTAATCCACTTACGACCTCTCTTGGTTAATAACGGGGCTACAATAAACAGTAGCAAATACCACCAACCCACCTGTTGTAATAAGTTTGTAATCTTTTCTATAAATTCAGCAGATGACCCTGGAGCAGCATGACCATGTTTCGCGGCTTCTAATGCAGCGTCCCCACTAATAGTCTCATCAGGAAAGACAGCTTCAGCGGTTGCTACACCTAACGCAGCACCAGCAGCGGCACCACCGGGACCTCCAAAGGCTGCTCCGGTAGCGGCGCCTGTTGCTCCACCTATAATAGGGGCGATAGTAGAACAGCTACCGCATACTAAAAGAACGCAAGCGAAATATTTCATTGGGGACCTACAGGAGAAATACTCCTACGACAACACCAATGCCAAACATAAAAATAGATTTCCAGTTTTGCAGGATGAGTAGGTTGATATTAGTTACAATAGTTTTCCACATAGTCTTAGTATATAGGCAGGTTACCTTACTTAGTTAACCTTATGGAGCTAGACTTTCAAAATCAGTC